GGTGGTATCCAACGAATTTGTTACCGTTGTTGAATTTACCTTGTTTGACGACCCATACCAACTCTTTGCAGGGGTGGTTGAAGGGAAGACGGTATTTTTGGTTGGTACCACTGGAAAGACTATCTTCATCAGGGGTTTGGAGTTGTTCAATGAGGTATTCGTGAGCAGATGTAGCAAAACGTTTACGTTCCTCAGAATCAAGGAAAACGTAGTCAATTACTAGGCGAGCATCGGTGATGCTAGCACTTACGCTTACACCTTGTTCAGCAATGATGAGTTTGGAAGCAGGTTGGAAGTTGAAGTTAATGCGTACATCGTGGTATTGGAGAGCAATCAAAGGTAGAGCTAGACCGTTGTTTCTGCAGAACCAGAAAGTTAGAGGTACGAAGAGGGTTGCGGTCTTGTCATTTTGACTCAATACAGTGAGTTCAGGGGTGTCACCAATCATCTTAGCGAAACCACGTTCCTTGCTGATTTCGTGAGAAAGTTCCCACCAGATGTTCATCCAGTCACCGTATTGGAGGTCAATGCGAGCACCACCAATTTGGAGTTCAACGGTTTTAATCATAGCGTGACCTAGACGGTGAACAAAAGCGAAGCTGCCATCACCAAAACGTTTAGTAGCAGATACAGTTGCAAGGAGGTATACTTTGGTGATAAGATCACCATTTCTTGCAATCAAGGAAGTTACGGAGGATTTGCCGAAGTCAGCGTTACCAGAGAAGGATTGTTCAATGGGTTCAACTGCGAAGTTAGTGTGTCTTTTGTAGATTACTTTCCAGTAAGTAATCTGAGGGTTTCCTGTGAGGTATACATCTTGTACACCATATGCGACGAGTTGCATTATACCACCAGCCATTATATAAACTATACTTAGATTTTTATTTTGTAAAATTCTATAATAAATTTTCTATACTAAGAAACTTTTTCGTCAAGAAAACTTAAAAGAGATTTAAAGAAGTAGGTTACTCATCTAGTAAATATGACATCTTCTTTTAAGGAGAAAGAAGTTAAACTTAAAAAAGAGAAACCTAAAACAACTACGAATTTACTCACTATGCATTCTGAGAAAATCGCACAGTTTGACGAAGATGAGTCGCAATTGGAGGAGTACCACGCCACTTTAGGAAATCTTGTTGCTCAAATAACAATACTTGAAACTTGTAACAATAAAACACTGGATGAACTTAAAAAATTGGTTGAAATAAAAGAGGAGTATGCATTGTTAAAAAAGAAAGTTAATGATATTACGAGTTATAATAATATAATGAACTATTATTTTCTTACAAGTGAGTTGATTGATGATTACTGTTACTTAGATAATGAACCAACAAAATCTAAATTTTGCATATCTAACTTTTTTAAAGTTAAAACAGAAGATGATAATACTAAAAAACCAACTAAAAAAGAACTATTGGAAAAATACCTTGATTACACTGGTGAAACTTATAAAAAAGTACACATTGAAAAAATATTTAATTACTGTAAAGAATGTAAAAAAGAAATGATTATTCAAAAACAACAGGGTATTTTTATTTGTACTTTTTGTGGTAAGACAATAGATATTCCGTTTGATAGCGAAGTAAATAAATCTTCAAGTATCAGTACTACTGAAAATCAAAAATATAGTGTTTACCAACGTAAAAACCATTTTAAAGAATGGATCAATCAACTACAAGCAAAAGAAAGTACTGAAGTACCTGATGAAGTATTTGATTTAATCAAGATAGAATTAAATAAGTTACGCTTTTATAACTTAGCGGAACTAGAACTTGATTTGATACGAAAAATTCTTAAAAAGCTAAATCTAACAAAGTTTTATGAAAATTCATTTCACATTATTTTTAAATTAAATGGTTTACAACCACCTACACTTTCACGAGAACTTGAAGATAAACTTTTATTTTATTTTAAACAAATTGAAGAACCTTTTAAACTTTATAAAAAGAAAAATAGAAAAAATATTTTAAGATATTCTTACATTCTTTACAAATTATGTGAACTTCTTGAACTTGATGAACTTCTTCCTTGCTTTAGACTTCTTAAAAATAGAACTAAGTTAAAAGAACAAGATGTTATCTGGCAGTCTATTTGTAATCATTTAGAGTGGCAATACATTCCTAGTATTTAATTTTTTGGATTTGAACAGACAAAATATCACTATTAAACAAAGTAAAAATAACAAAATAAATATATAATATTTCGCTTTCTTAAATTGCTTATCTCGTTGGAAGTTTGAGTATTCTTTTTGTAGCTCAACAAGTGCTTCATCAAATGTCAATACTTTTTTTCCTAGTTGTTTATTCACCTTATTATGTAGTTCTACTGTCCATTTTAATAAACTCACTTTTGATTTTAATGCTTCGTCCAGTTCTTTAACATTTATGTTTTCTCTCAAATGGTTTTGACAAATTGAACACGGTAGTATGTACTGCAGTGAAAGAAAAAATGCTTTATATCTAGACTTATCTTCTTCTGTTGGGTTACTTGGATAGTTAAGTGGAACATTGTGGATAAAAAACCATGCTTTTGGTCCCCAAACTTGTGGATCCATCTTTAATAGTGAAAATATTTAATTCATTCAAAAAACGCATAGTAACTGGGAAAAAACTTAAATTTTGTGGTGGTGTACCAAAGTAACAAACTATAGAATGTTTATTATCGCTTAACTCTAAAGTTTCTTTACTAAACATGTTTTTCCCTTTTATTAAAATATTAAGTGGGTAACTTAGATATAAACTGTTAAAAGTATCTTGAAGGTCTGAACAGCTATTAAGTATACCTATAAGTTCTCTATTTTTACTGGTAAAAACTTTGTAAAAGTAGCTTATAGCTTCCCAAATGTCTGTTATTCCATCAATAGTATCTTGTAGACATTGTACATACTTAATGTCTAGAGAAACAAGAACGTTACTTAAGTCACCAACTAAGGATATATTATAGATTGGTGCAAGAATAATATAAGTCGTTAAATAAAATACTTTTTTACTAAATTGAAGAGCAACCAACATTGATAAAACATTAAATAGTGTTACTGACTGTACTTTTAACTCTGACTTGAGTTTTGATATACTTCTACCAAAGCTGTTATCAGTAAATAACATATCAAATACGTTAATACTTGTTAAATTTTTGTAAATATATTCTAGTGTAATAGGTTTTTCTATTTTTACTACACAACCAGAATTTACGTTTCGTAAAACTTTATTCTCATCTGGATGAATTAAGTGAAATTCAAATGATGAATCCCAAAAATCTCTTATTCCTAATTCTAAATTTTTAGTTTTGAGAAAATTATATGATGAGTAAAGATTTTCATAAGAATCTACTAGTCTTTTATTAAGTGTATCACTTTTATATGATAAATCTATAAGATAGTCTGACACATTTTCAGTACTAATACTATATGCACTTATAACTTCTTTTCTACTGCCTTCTTTGTATGTATAAATAACAGTACCATCCATTACTCTACCTACACGACCTTTCCTTTGTAGTCTTGAAGACTCTGAGATGGGTAGTACTTTATTTTCTAGTAATCCTGTATTTACATTATAAATAGGTTTTTTACTATAACCTGTGTCTACTACGTATTTTAATGTATCAATTGTTATTGACGCTTCAGCAACATTTGTAGCTACTATAAGAACTCTCTTATAAGGTTGTCCTGTTTTTACATATGGTAAATCCTGTCTTATCCATTTATCGCCATAAGTGTCAAGGATTTCTAGTAAGTCTTGTCGTTTATAAATGAACAAATTAATGTTTTTGTAAATATTGTCAAAGAGATTTTTAAAACTATTTGGAAGCCTACTAAAAAAAGGAATTGCAATCCAAGTATCTGGAATTATTTTGTTGAGTGTTTGAATGATATTACGAATTTCTGCTTCTCCTATTGAAAACAATAAAATTTCACCATCACTTGTAGTAGAACACAACTTAGTAGCTTTAGATAATGCAGTTTTCTCTGCTTCTGTATAATTTTGGGGTTCTACTTTTTCATATTCTTCTTTAATTACATATCTAGTAGTTTGTCCAAAAGGTGAAATGTGAATTCTTCTATCAATGAGATGACGTGGTAGTAAATCAACTTTTGGTATTTGAAAGTTATCATTAATAGAACGATAATAATTACGATATCTTGGTTCATCATCATCCATAGTAGCTGATATTATGACTAACTTTACACTATAATTTATCTTTAACGTGTGTTTCATGATTGTCAATATTATGTCCATGTTTTTATTATGTTCGTGTGCTTCATCTACAATAATAATATCATACTCATTTTTTTCTGTGAATTCTCGTTTTTTTCTTATTTGGAGCATTGATAAGTTACCCATAATGAGTTCTACAAGTGAACCATCAGTTAGAATTTTTAAATAAAATGAGTTATAATAAAATTCTGGTGAATGTCTTCTTTCATTATGTTGAAACTGTAAGTAAAAATTATTAGTAGGTAAACCATCTGCGTTTTTTATAGGAACACCCAACTCATTAGATACACGATTTGCATTTGATTCTGTTGGTGCTATACGTGGTTGTGAACATAATACTTTTGCGGAAATCTTGTAATACAACATTATAGTTCCATAAAGTAACAATTTCGGTGCTTGTGTAGATTTACCAACACCTGTAGAACCTGTAACATAGTTTATACGACAAGAATACATTTTATTAAAAAAGTTTATTTGTGATAACCAGTCTAATGCATATGTAAAAAACCAGTTATTTTTTTCTGGGTAGTTAGCGAGATTTGATAAATATACACCATCTTGGACTTCTTCAAACTTTGTACCAGTAAGATAATAATATGATTTAAGATATTCAGTGTTTTTGATTGTTTCTTGAAGACTTTTTTTCATTTGACCGAGATCATTTTGATTGTAACCATTGTTAGGTTCATATGTTGAAAGAACGCCTTTAAATATTAACGTTTCAAAAATAAGGTCAGTTAGATTTCTATATGTGTATACAAGTATATTTCTCGTAACGACGTTGATAAATGTGCTATCATCAGTGAGATAAATTTTTGATAAGTATCTACTTGTTTTAAACCAGCTACTACTTCGTGAGTCAAACAATTTTTGTTTATATTCTTCTTGGTCACTAACACTTACTTCATCCCACAATGCATAATTTTCTTTCCATCCAGATTTTTGCGAACAATAATAATTTTTTGCGAAGTGATAAATGTTTTTTCTTGTTATAGAAAATTTGTAGTTTCCTACCTCTTTGTTTTCAAGTATGTGACTTTTTTTAGAATACCAAGTATAGTTAAAGATTCTATATACGTCTTCCAAGTACTGATACCATAATTCAGAACCTAAAGTATTAAAATTTCTTATGATTTGTTCATCTGTTATGTCATCAAGAGTAAACTCATTATCTTGTTCTAAATCATCCAAGTTATAGTTCTGTCGAAATGTAGTGTAACCCTCAATACTGTTAGCAGGATAGTAAGATTCAAAATACACTAGTGCATACTTTATTACACTAATTAGGATTTTTGATGAGTAATTATTTGTACCACTATACAGTGATTGATATGTCTTATAAAAACTATTTTCTGTTTTAGGAAAAAATGTAGTGCGAATAATTTCATCAAAAGAAACTAATTGACTATCTAACTTTACTTCATAAAGTAACCATTTTACTCTCCTAATGTTGAGAAATAAATCATTAACAATACAGTTATAAATGTCACCAATGTATAGACCAGGTTTATTTCTTCTACCTTCAAAAAAATCTTTAGTACGTAAATATATTAATTTTTCTTTATAGTTAATCAATGGTTTCACTGTTATCCAGTTAATATATAACTTATTACTACACACATCAATACTTTTTAATAGTACGGTTTTATTTTGATTAAGGTAGTCTATTATGTCAATCTTTTTATTTGGATAAAAATCTATCAATCTATTACTGTATTCTGTTTCCAAGAGTTCATTTAGTTGAGTTAGTGACCTTAATTTTGTTGTATCTTTAATGTAAGGTAATAACATTAATATAATTGTTACAACATCACGCCCATTATTTGCTTGTAGTTGAGACATAGGT